GACAAGTACATGGACGGCTTTGTTACTTGGGGATGCAAGCAGGACTTGTACCAAATACTTTGGTATTGTCAAGATGCATTAGAAAAGTGTAGCACATATGAAGGTGAAGAAGATTATGTCAAACGTAGAGATCAACAACAAATGTTGAAAGCACTAGGAAAGAAATGAAATACTTTACTAGAAAAATGATCGCTCACAAAGATCTAAACAGTAACGGAACATTGTTTGGTGGTCGGGTGCTTGATTGGATTGATGAAGAAGCATACATTTATTGTAGTTGCCAATTAGATAATGACAGAGTTGTAACACGTTCAATGAGTAACATAGACTTCCACCATAGTGCCATACGTGGCGATATAATAGAAATAGGAATGGAAACAATTTCGTTAGGAAGAACAAGCATTTCAATTAAATGTGATGTAAGAAACAAACGTACAGAAAAAACTATTACAAGTGTAGATAAAATAGTGTTTGTTAATTTAGGACCTGATGGGAAACCTTCAGCACATGGAAAAACAGAATGAAAATAGGGATAGCAGGTTACGGATTTGTAGGGCAGGCACACCAAGGTGTATTAAAAGACTATCACGATGTTATTATAAGCGACCCTCATAAAAAAATGTACGGTGACTTACGACATGCTGATGCAATTATTATTTGTGTAAGTACGCCAAAAGGATCACACGGCGGATGTCATATGGACAATGTATATGAAGTTATCGAAGGTGCTCCTAATGTACCTATATTAATCAAAAGCACAATAAGCATTGAAGGTTGGGACATGTTGAGGCATGTATTTCCTGACAAACAATTAACATTCTCTCCAGAGTTCCTACGTGCAGCATCAGCACTTGAAGACTTTCAGAATACAAAGACGATATTACTAGGTGGTGGGAACACAGGCTTTTGGGCAGACTTATTTGTAACAGTATTAGGTTATATTAATATTGACATAGCAAGTCCAAAAGAACTAATACTAACTAAGTATGCTCGCAATAGTTTCTTAGCACTTAAAGTTTCTTACTTTAATCAACTTAATGACCTGTGTAGTAAATTAGATGTTGACTACGACAAAGTAAGAAAGTATACTACAGTAGATGATAGGATAGGTGAAAGTCATACTACTATAACAGATGAACGAGGCTTCGGAGGACATTGTTTTCCAAAAGACACAGAAGCCTTTGTTACATCAAGCAAGCGTGTCGACAGTAACCTATCTATATTAGAACATGCAATTGAATACAACCAACGTATCAGAAAGGGAACCATTTGAAGATGAAGATCATTACGGGAAATGCTAACCCGAAATTAGCACAAGAGATAGCAGAGCATTGTTTTGCTGATCTCGTTCCGGCCACAGTCACTACATTTGCTGACGGTGAATCTAGTGTAGAGTTTTTAGAAAACATACGTGGCGAAGATGTGTTTATTATCCAAAGCACCTGTACTCCTGTTAATGATAGTCTTATGGAATTGTTGATTATGATCGATGCGGCACGTAGATCAAGTGCAAGTAGGATTACAGCAGTTATACCTTACTTTGGTTATGCAAGGCAGGATCGTAAGAGTGCAAGTCGTACTCCTATCACAGCAAAACTAGTTGCCAACTTGTTAGTAACAGCAGGCGCAGACAGGATCCTTACAATGGATCTACACGCAGGACAGATACAAGGCTTTTTTGATATTCCAGTGGACGATTTAACAAGCCGTGTAGTATTTGCTAAAGACATAAAACGTGCAATAGGTATTATTGACGACCCAGAAGTGCATCAAACAGGCACAGTATTTGTATCGCCAGATGCAGGTGGAGTTGTCCGTGCTAGAAAGTTTGCTGATATGTTTGGCGGCGACATTGCTATTGTAGACAAACGTAGACCAGAAGCAGGCAAGAGTGAAGTAATGAATCTAATTGGAGATGTCAAAGGCAAACATGCTATCCTAGTAGATGATATTGTTGACTCAGGAGGCACACTATGCAATGCGGCCAAAGCTATCATGGATGCAGGTGCTAGTAGTGTTCGTGCTTATATAACACATGGTGTGCTATCCGATGATGCTTGCCAAAAGGTTGAGAAGTCAGTACTAGATGAATTAGTTGTAACAGATTCAATTACCAATCGTTGTCCTAAGAATTGCAAAAAGACACGACAGGTAAGTGTCGCGCCTTTGTTTGGTGAAGCTATGCGTAGAGTTACAAATGAAGAGTCTGTTAGTAGTTTATTTGTATAAGGAATAAAGATATTGGATTTAAGAATACATAAAATTTTAGATAAAGAAGTAGATAGACAAACAACAACTATCGAACTTATTGCTAGTGAAAATTTTGCTAGTGCTAGTGTAATGGAACTTGCAGGTTCAGTGTTCACAAACAAATATGCAGAAGGTTATCCAGGTAAACGTTACTACAACGGTTGTGAACATATGGATGAAATTGAGCAACTCGCAATTGAAACTGTGTGTAAACTATATGGTTCAAAATTTGCTAACGTACAACCACACTCAGGTGCTAATGCTAACACGGCAGTTTACCAAGCATTTCTAAAACCAGGTGATAAGATACTTGGCATGGACCTAGCAAGCGGAGGACACTTATCACATGGTAGTCCACCAAACATATCAGGCAAGATTTACGAAGCACATACATATTCCGTAGATGATAATGGGTTGTTAGATTATGATGCTATAAGGAAACAGGCTATCGAAGTTCAACCTGAAATGATTGTTGCTGGTGCTAGTGCTTATCCTCGCATTATTGATTGGCAAATATTTAGAAAAATTGCTAATGAAGTAGGTGCATTACTGTTAGTTGACATGGCACATTATTCAGGACTAATAGCAGGCCATGCATATCCTAACCCTGTACCATACGCAGATGTAGTCACAAGTACAACACACAAAACATTGCGTGGGCCACGTGGAGGTATTATACTTTGGAACAACGAAGATTATACACGTAAGATTAACAGTGGTATCTTTCCTGGTACACAAGGTGGACCGTTGATGCATATAATTGCCGCCAAAGCACAATGCTTTATAGAAGCTGATACTGATGAGTTCAAAGAATATTCAGCACAAGTTATTAAGAATGCCAAAGCAATGGCACATCAGTTAAATCAGTATGGTATGAAATTATTAACAGATGGTACTGATAGTCATATTATCCTAATGGATTTAAGCGACAGCAAGCACAGTGGACGTGAAGCCGCAGACTTGTTGGAAGCCAACGGCATTACTGTAAACAAGAATGGTGTGCCAAATGATCCAAGGTCTTTTGTAGAGACAAGCGGTATTAGAATTGGAACAGCCGCAGAAACAACAAGGGGTAATAAAGAGTATTGGTTTAGAGAATTAGCACAGAAAATAGTTAATATACTAAGAGATTAATCTATTTTCTCAATGTGTTTGATATACTCAGTCATTGAGTGATCACCAAAGCTATCTATCTTACCTTGCTTTAGGCCCATCCATATTCCACGCCACTTGTCTTTGAACAACTGCCAACCTGTAGGCTTTCTATACTTTCCATATGCATTAAGATAATGTTCATTACCATGATGTACATAACCCATTGCCCAAAGAGGAACAGTAGTAACAATGTCATTGTTGTTTTTCCAACGATGATGTGTAACACCTAAGCTCTTTACATATCCTCTCCAACCCACACGTGGCGAACCAAATGTATAAAGCTCAACCGGATCGTTAAGTTCTACATCATGCATACAACGGCTTGCCATAATAGTTGCCATTGCAGCTCCTAGTGAGTGTCCACAGAACCAAAGTGTCTTGCCTAAGTTTGCTTTTCGATTTATGTCTTCTGTAATAGCAGGCCATAATTCATCTACTTCTGCTTTGAATCCTCGATGTACTCTGCTTACAGTTTCTGCCATTACTGGCAATGCTTTTAGATCTGCACTTATATCGTTGAACTCTGTTGGTTCGGTTCCTCGGCACGCAATGACTAAATCTTCCTTGTTCATGAAGCGGTATGCCTGCGCTCCATCTTTTTCGTAAAACTCTGTTGTTGTAAAGCCTAACCGTTTTGCTTGACTCTTGGCTTCTTTCGTGTTATTATATGAAATAGAAGCTAATTGTGCAAAAAGTAGGGACCTTTCATTGAATGTTAATTGTTTTATGCCCATTGTTGCCCTCCGTTATGTAGTAATATTTATTTTATTAACGGTAAATACATTGTATAGGAAGATGTCATGAAAAAACAAACCCGAAGTATATTAGATGAACTTAACAATCTTGGCTTTAACAAGAACCAAGACCGTCTTATAGAGACAACTGCTAATAATATTATTAACAGCTCTATAAATCTAATAAACACGATTAATAAAAATTACGATGCAACTACTGCAAATGAATTAGAGAGACGTTTTCTTAACAGTATAAAAAGCGGAGACCCACGTAAGTTTAAAAGGGGCGTTGAAAAAATTATCGAAGGTAGGAAAAAAAATGATTCTAAGTGAAGGTGGCAACGTATTCAAAACAGAGCCTGAAAAAGAGTTTATGACACAGCGTATTGCAACTCCAGATGTACATCCTACTATTCAGTTTATTGAAAAGATTACAGGCTTAACTTTTGATGAAGAAGATTGGTTAGGCACAACAGGTAAGAAGAATGACCCCGACGGAGCATTTGAAAAGAATAGCTCAGGTGACTTAGACTTAAACACAGATGCAAACAAGGTAAGCAAAGAAGAATTAATTGCTAAACTAAGTTCTTGGTTAAAAAGTCAAGGTGTACCTGAAGATCAAATTATGAATATAGGAAGAAAGAAACAAGATGGTTGGATCCACAATGCTGGTGATCAAGTTCACTTCCGTACTCCTATTGATGGCACAGATCAAAAAGGATTTGTTCAAACAGACTTTATGTTTACAACTAATCCAGACTATCAACGCGGAGCCAAGCGTGGCGGCACAGAAGAATACGGCGGAGCATTGAGAGCAATGTTACTAGCAAGTCTTGCAAGAGGACGAGGATTTAAGATGAGTCCTAAGTTTGGACTACTTGATCCTAACAAAGGTGATGCTGTAATAGCCGATGATTGGGCAAAAGGTATTCCAGAAATATTATTAGGTAAAGGCGCAACAGAAGAAGATACCCATACTGTTGAAAGTATGATTGCGTTCTTGAGAAAGAACGAACCTAACTACGAAGAACTTATATCACAGTTTGAATATCAACTAGAAAAAGCAGGTAAGAAACTTCCTGAAAGTGAAGAAGACAAACAACTAGATAGAATTAAAGAACTAGCAGGACTTAATCTTAACAGTGTGAGAATGATATGAGATTTTACGAATTTGTAAATAATTCTAAATCTATGTTAACCGAAGGTGCTCGTATTGATCATGCTGAAGATATAATATTTGATGAAGGTTCACAAGGAGCAATACGTGCAATTGAATCATTAAAGAAACTTGAGCAAGGAGGACACACAGATGTTACTATTAAATGGGACGGATCTCCCGCTATCGTTTTTGGCCGCAATGGAAATGGAGAGTTTGTACTTACAGACAAATCAGGCTTTGTTAAAAAAGGCGGAGTGGAAAGAGCTACAAGTGGAAAAGAACTTGCAGGACATTTACTCAACAGAGGCGGCGGAGCGAACAAAGATAAACCAGACCGTATAGAATTTGCAAACAACATGAGTGATATTTTTGATGAGTACGAAAAAGCAACTCCTAAAGACTTTAGAGGTTACTTAATGGGTGACTTGTTATATTATAACACACCTGAAATAAGAAACGGCAAATATATCTTTACACCTAATATTGTTACATACGAAGTTGCTACAGAAAGTGACATAGGCAAACGTATAGCACAATCAAAGACTGGTGTTGTGGTACACAGATTGTTAGACGAAGAAGGCAACCAATCTCCAGTTCCACAAAATTTAGCAATGCTCGGCACTGAAGTTTTTATCTTTCCTAGCGTTACAGTTTCTAAAGCAGCAACTATTGACGATAACGATATTAACACATTAAAAGCAACTGTGGCAAAAGATGCACAGGCAATTGATGCAGTGCTTAACAAGCAAGAACTTATACAATTAAAAATGACTGACTTACCTAAAATATTTTATACATATCTCAACAGCACTGTTGACTCAGGTGTAACAGATTATGCAAAAGGATTTATGGCTTGGCTTAAGACTAGTAAGGTAAGCGGTGTGAAGCAACAACGTATTGCTGAATATGTAGGACAAAAGAGTGCAGGATATAATGCAATGTGGAATACAGTAGCAGGTATCATGCAACTAAAAGACAAAATTATACAGCAATTCGACTCGCATGATGCAGATGTAAAAGCACATATTGGAGACCACGGACCTGTTGATAGCTCAGCACACGGAGACGGCGGCGAAGGTTATGTAATGACACACCCTAAGGGTGATATAAAATTAGTATCTAGAGGATACTTTACCAAAGCAAACAGATCAATCAAACGTTAGGAGAGAACAAATGAAAATGAAAGATATTGTTAAAGAAGGAACACTAGACGACTTAGGTCTTAGAGGACACGGGGACGAGCTAGATAATGATGAAAAGGATATAGGTAGAGGGTTTGATAATCCTCCAATCTTTGATCAACTTGGATCAGTATTGGACACACGCACCGGCGACGATCCAATTACATCAGTAAAGACTGATGACGGCAAAGAAGTAAAAGTTACAGCACAGCAAGCAGTAAATTTACGTAGACTTCTTACAGCAGAAGGTATGAAGCCGCAACTTAAATTACGTTTTACAAAAGATATACAGATGAGTAACAACTTACATGACTTCTTAGATGTACATCCAGATAAGATGTCACAGGTGTTTATGAAAAAGTATATGTAATATGCAATTAGATTTTTTACAGCAACTCGAAGAAGCAAGAATGACACGTAATGATCAAAGCGTAAAAGTTTTGACATATGCAGATTGTTGTGAAAGGCTATATCTAACACTATTAATATTAGAACTACTTAAAAACTTTCCAAATGCAACAAGTGTTGTGCGTGATTATGCTCGTAAAACTCTTGACGTAAAGTATGAACGTTTCAAAATGAATAGTACAGACTTATATAATTTTATATATTTTGTTACCGGTGATGAACGTGCATTAGGTAAACTAAAAGATCCTGGGGCTGCAATGCGTTCAAGACGATCAACAACTCTCCCGTTAGATGGTTTGAAAGCATATCTAAGATCTATCAGCAGTGGATCAACACCTAATCCTACACAGCTATTTGTAAGATTAGAGAACGTTTTAAATGTAAGTAACACAGATTATAAAACAATTAGACGCAACGTAACAAATTGGAGTCAGCTTACTAATGACAAAAGACGAGTTATTGTAACTAAACTTCTGTATGCAACTAGAGCTAAACTAAGAAGTAGTGACATAATTGACGACCTAGAAAAATTCTCCAGCCAGCGTGATCTTGAAAGCAACTGGGTAAAAGATAACGAACCCACTATCAGTATGCCGGACATGAGTGCCGCTAGTAGAGATTATGTATTCTATAGATATCTTGTAGGACCTGAAAACATCATGCTTGTTAAAGGTTTTTTACAACTAATGGCAGAAGGCAAACCTATACCAAGTAATATGGTAAGAGCTATGAGACCAGCAGTAAAAGCACTAGATGACATTGTTAGAGCAGGCCCTGCCTACATAAGTATGTTTAGATCCATCCAAAATCGAGCCAAAAAGACCTTAAAGTAGGGTATTTTTGCCTATAGACTAAATACAAAGTAGGGAAACGAATAAACGTTTCTTTGAAACTCTCCGGAGCGGAGAGTGCTATTTAGAACAGGAGAAATAAAATGGCATCATTCACAAGAGTAAACCCTGTAGCAGGCGCAGGATCAGGTTATGATCACGGCGAAAACTACAGCACATCACAGATCACAGCAATCGAAATCGACGCTGGTGCATCATTAGCAGCAAAAGACGGAATTAACGGATGTATTGAAGCAATCGTACGTGAGTTTTCACCATTAATGTATGTATCAACAGGTACAGCTGGTAAAATCTTTGCAATCATTGACGGACATCATTCAGATGCAGCGTCTTTGACTCGTAGACATCAAGCATTAGGAACAGTAGACGGTATTGATTTATCAGCACAAGTTGTTCTTATTCGTGACTTGGATGCATTCGACGCAACGTAAGTTTTAATTAACTTAATACTAAAGGGTTCAGTTTTCACTGGACCCTTTTTTTATCTCTGTAAATATAGTCATGCGTGTAATTATAACAACAGTAATTGATATTACAGAAACAAATGCAAGGAAGCACGACGATAGTTTATTGCAACAACAGCAAGCAAATTATCTAACGGTCTTACAAACAGTAGGACTTAGAGTGCAATTAAAACCTATAGAATGTAAAACATATGTAGGTGATGTAAGTAGTTTCGGATTTGGATCTAGCATACAAGACAAACAGAGATATTGGACATTTGAATTTACATATGATCAAGAAGGTGCTATTACAACAGACACGCTGGTTGATGACTTTGATCTTGTTCCTATTATTACAGGATTAAAAGATACAGTTAATATAACAAATAGTGCATTTAGAACAAATCATAGGACAGATTGTAATATTATTTTTAAACTGTCTGATAATTAACAGTGCAGGCTTTGATAAATAATTACAATAAGGCTTACATAACATCTCAATTAGGTATACATAGACCCCTTGCACAACAGAGCAACAGAGAGAAATAAAAATGGCAACAGCCTTAGAAAAAAAGAACTTAGAAGCACATGTTGACTTATGTCAACAGAGATATGAAAACTTAGAAAACCGCTTGACAGCAGTTGAGAAAAAACTACATCATGTGCATCAAGATATTCAAACTGGTAATAAGTCTATGATAAAAGTTATCATAGGAGCAACAGGAACTATTGTTGCGGGCTTACTTTCTACCATTGTCGTTCTACTAATCAACTTCACCTAAAACAACTAAATAAGTGTGTCATGCTATTAAGAGAACTCACATATCACGTCACCGAAGCACAATTAGATGCCGCCATAAACGCTGCAATCGCAAAGATACAGTCTGATGGAAGCATGTGGCGCAAAGTTAAGCAAGGTGCTATAAACAGCCCTGAGCTTAAAACTATACAAACTGCCCTTACACAATTAGGTTTCAAAGCAAAACCTGATGGATGGTTTGGTCCAGGCACAGCAAAAGCAGTAAGAGACTTTCAAAAGTCTAAAGGACTAAAAGTTGACGGTGATCCAGGACCCAACACACTAAAAGCAATGGCTAATGCTGTTGGCAGTGGTCGTGGTAAGGAAATTGAAAAG